TACTTCCTCTGTTTGCTTTCTTAGCAGCATTCTCTCCTGAAACTTGATTTAAACCAGAAGCTTCATTATTTGAGAAGTAAGACCTAGATCTTTTTAAAACTAAGTAATCTATTGCTTCCGTTGGTGCTTCAGCAGCCTTATAAAAACTACTAGGGTATCTTCCATCAGCATCTGCTGAGTTACCCATCGATACGGGAGGCTTCAGCGGATACCTATAAATGGTATTACCCGACACATCCGACATTTTCTACCTAAATACTATGGTGATCTTTATTTATTTATGCGGTCTAAAAGGTATTTACAAGGTAAGTATCGTTTGAGAGTCCCTTATAAGTATAAGGGTGATAGAAATAATGTTATTTTTAGATCGTCGTGGGAATATAAATTTATGTTATGGTGTGATAATCCTTCATCACCAGTGGAGGAATGGGGTAGTGAAGAGATTGCTATTCCATATATCAGTCCTGTTGATGGTAAACGTCATAGATATTTTCCAGATTTTTATGTCAAAGTAAGAGGAAAGAAATATCTAGTAGAAGTTAAACCCTCTAGGCAGACTAGAGAACCCAAAACTCAGAAAAAAGTGACAAAAAGATATATTACTGAGGTTGTTACATGGAGTGTAAATAAAGCTAAATGGAAAGCAGCACAAGAGTTTTGTAAAGATTATGGATGGGAATTCATGTTAATTACCGAAAAAGAGCTTAAAGTATAATGTTAGCCAGTCTTACCAAATTAGTAACAGGACTAGGACGAGAAGTAGGTCAGATATCTGATATACTTGTCGATACTGCTAGGAGAGGTAGTTCTGGAGTGCCGAGGGCAAGTACTGCTAGGTACAACTCTTTACAAGAGTTTCAAGCATTCATGCGTGAAACGGATAATCATCCTAGTTATACTAACCTTTTTACATTACAGATTGCAACTCCACCAATAATGCAATCGAGATTTTTAACTAATAAGTTTGTTGCAGAAAGAGGAGATTTATCATTATTATTAGACTTTTATGCTCAGAGTGTAAGTCTTCCAAGTAAACAGATTACATCAGGACAAGTTGTTAATGTAGGTTCTGCTGTTAAATATGCTACTGGTTCTGCCTTTAGTCAGTTTCAAGTTAATTTTTTAATGCCACGCTCTCAATATACTAGAGTTTTCTTTGAGAGATGGATGTCAATGATGGCAAATGATGCCAATCAAATGACAGAATTTTATGAGGATTATTGTTCTCCCAGAATTATGATCTACAAGTGGGAGAGAGGTGGAGGACATTATGCACATACTCAAGGTAGTCATATTAATGCATTAAGAGGTAATCCTAGAGATGCATGGGTTAATGCAAGATTGAATAAGGTTACTGCTGCATGGGAGTTAAGGAATGTATATCCATATAATATAGGAAGTGCCCAATTAAATAACAATGCATCAGCATTGATGAATATTGGAATATCTTTCTATTACGAACGTTATAGGTTCTATCCTGAGACTCTCTTTGATGATAGAGGAGTCACAACTACGGTAGATTTACCAGATGACAATTATTGGGATGCTAATGAAAATACTGGAAGTATTAATACTGGAGATATCAATATTCCCTTCCCAATAATCTTACCCTGGTTCTAATAAATAACTATACTGAATTGAATTTTTTATGGCATTACCTAAATTAAATGTACCTAAGTACAAACTGAAACTGCCGTCTGACGGTAGGACTGTGAACTATAGACCATTTCTTGTTAAAGAAGAGAAGTTGCTTTTATTAGCAACTGAAACTGGTGAACAAGCTGATCTAGTTCAAGCAATTAAAGATATCATTACTGCATGTAGTGATGTTCAAGAGATTGAAAAATTAGCAACTTTTGATATTGAATTTCTCTTCTTACAAATTCGTACTAAATCTGTTGGTGAAAGTATTGATTTGTCTGTGACTTGTCCTGACGATGGTGAGACTCAAGTGGACGTTAAAATTCCTTTGAGTGAGATTAAAGTCGTTAAGGATAAAAAGCATAAAGCTGATATTAAATTAACTTCTGAAGTCATGATGACTATGGGTTATCCAAGTTTGGATACTTTTGTCAAAATGAACTTTATGGATGAAGGAAATGTTCAAGTAGAACAGATCTTTGAAATGGCAGCTGACTGTGTAGTAACTATTACAGATACTGAACAGGTATATGATTGTAAGAGTATGCCTAAAAGTGAAATTATTGAGTTCTTTGAGAACTTAAGTAGTAAACAGTTTATGCAGATTCAAGATTTCTTTGAGACTATGCCTAAACTATCTCATACTATTAAAGTTACTAATCCAAAGACAAATGTCGAGAGTGATGTAGTACTGGAGGGTCTAGCGAGTTTTTTCGGATAGCTCTTCTTCATAACACTCTGAAGAATTATTATGAAGGTAACTTTTCTCTAATGCACCACCATAAGTGGGACATGGAATACATTGATAATCTTATGCCTTTTGAAAAGGAAATTTACGTTAACTTATTGATGGCATTCTTAAAGGAAGAAGAGAAACGAGCTAAGGAGCAACAAGCAACTAATGGCTAACAAAATATTGTATAAGTTTGTTAATCCTGGTATGGCATCTGATGATGACACACCTGCCTCTCTTGTTGCGAAAAAACAGACATTAGCAATTAATCGACTTGGTAAATCTCTTTCTAGTATGGGAGGGATCGTTAAGGATATTGAGTCTATTGAATTAGCACGGATAAAGAATGATAAGTTACGAGATAAGTTAGAGCGTAGAAGAGCACAGAGAGAAAGAGATCAAGAGGCTGAAGATGCCACAGAGATGAGGAATCTTAGTAAAAAGGATTCCAAACCTACTAAGGGCAAGATAAAAAATTGGTTAGGTAAAGCTGGTAAGACTGGTAAGTTCCTAAAAGATCAATTGCCTCTATGGGCTAAGATGATGACACCTATAGTGGAGTTTATTGCTAGACTCTTTACTATAGCAGTTATTAAAGAGGGTCTTGAATGGTTTGCTGATCCAAAAAATCAGAAAAAAGTAGAAACATTTTTACATAAGATAAATGTAGTCTTTACCCAATTAGGTAAGTTTAGTAATTGGTTATTTAAAGAGAAACTTCAAGGTGGTTGGGAAAAACTAACTGGTAAAGAAAAGAATTTTGGAGAAAGGATGAGTGGACTCTGGGATTTAGTCCAGGGTGTCGCTACTATTGGCATGCTTACCACTCCTCTTGGTATGCTTGCTGCAATTACTGGGTGGATTGGTAATTTTATTCATAATAAACCTTGGGCTAGAACAACAGCAGGTGGTAGACCCAAAGTTACTAATAATACAACTAATAGATCGAGAAGAACACCAACTACATCTGGAGGACGATCTACAGGTAAACTTGGTGGAGTACGTGAGTGGTGGAGAAAAAATAATATTTTCCGTACTAAGCCTAAGGTTACTGTCAGTCAATCTAATGTTAAACCATCTAGTACAAAAGGGGTAACGAAATGGTTTAAGGATCTTTTTAAGACGAAACCTAAAATTACTGGTAGTGGCACTACTTCGAGTGGTGGTAATGCGGTAACTAAATTTTTTAAGGGTATTGCTAATAGTAAGACACTTAAAAATGTTAAGAGTACTTTAGGTAATCTTAAACCTAAGAAGGTTAGTCTTGGTAGCCCTATAAAGATGCTTATAGTGTCTATGGGTGTTGGTAAATTATATGATTCGATGGAGAATAACCTTGAGGTTAAACCAGAGGTTAAACGGATCTCCGCATTGTCTGATGAGAAGAAGACAGAGGTAGTAAGCAATCTTGTTAGAGAGATAGAGAAAGAGCAAAAGTGGCAAAAGAATCCTTTATATAAAGGACAGCAAGTTTGGTCAATTTTAGCAAATCTTGCTGGAGATTTAGGTAACGAGCCAAATGCCTCTAAAAAGATTAGACTTAATAATAAAATCCTAAACAATTTAAATCAGAGTGGGATTAATGTAAATGATTTTACAAAGTTAGAACCTGTTAAAGAAGTAGAGAAGAAGAAAAAATGGTGGAATCCATTTACTTGGGGTAAGGCAGGTGGAGGAACTATCCAAGAGATGTTCTTGGGTGGTATTGTTAAAGGTATTAGTAAGGCAGTT